TTACTTTTACTTAAGTCCAGCTTATCTAAGAAGAATAAAGAAAAAAGATAAATGTTATATAGTTATAAAAATTGATTAGGAGGTACAGATGATAAATAAAGAAAATATTAAATTGACATGTAGAATACAAGCACTAAATTTTTTTAAAAAACAATTAGATAATATAACAGTAGAAGATTTTTATAGTGCTGAAGAATATGAACTTATAAGAAAAGAATATACAGAAATGGCAGAGATGGTAAGAGATAAAGACAAGTTAATGGAATTAAAAGAAAAACATAAGCATGATAGAAACAAAAACGTCAATAAATATTTTAAGATTGACAGATAAATACAAATGAAAGGAAAGATGTATATGGTTGTCACACTAGAAGAATTAGAAAAAGCGATAAACAACATTATGAAAGATTCAAATGATTTAGAATCAGCAAAGACCATTTTTAAGGCTTTTGTTTTAGATAATTATTATATAGTTACAGGAAGAGTAAATATTGTAAAAGTTGCAATGAAATGTATTTTAGAATATTTGATGAATCCAAGAAACTCAAATATAACAGAAATCAGAAGAGAAAATATAAAATTAAAAGTAATAGAAAAATCACACAAAGAAGAAAATGGAAAGTTAAGAGTTAAATTAACTAAACAAGAGAAGATGATAGAGTATATGGTAAATTGGATAAATGACCACGAAGACCCATTTGAAGGGTGTCACGAAAATGAAAAATGTGGAGATGATTATATATCCTGTGAACAATGTATAAAACAATATTTTGAAAAGAAAGCAAAGGAGAGTGAATAAATGGAAGAAATAAAAGCTAACGAATATGTTAGAACTAAAGAAGGCTATATAGCGAGAGTTAAAGAAATTGACAATAAAGCACAGGCGTATTGGTTTGATAATTGCATATTAAAAATATCAGGAATATGTTGTTATGATTTACATTTTGAGGCAACTAATTACATAGTAAAACACAGTCCAAACATAATAGATTTAATTGAATGTGGCGACTATGTAAATGGGTATAAAGTATCATTTATAGCTCAAGATTGTGCGAAATTTGTTCAATGTGATTATCCAGTAGAAACAGGAACAGCAAATCACTATAAATTTTATAAAGAAAGTATAAAAGATGTTGTTACAAAAGAACAATTTGAACAAATGAAATATATAGTAGGAGATGAGAGTAATGTTAAAGATTAAAGAAGAAGTAGATTTAAAAGAGTTAGAAAAGTTTGGATTTGTAACATCACTTAAATACAATCCAATGTCTTATGTAAAAAAAGTATATTTAAACAATGACAACGATGATAAAAATTTTTATAGAATAAGTAAAAAATCAAGAAAAATTGAATTAAAAAGATTAGACGGGGAACTAGATGATACATTATACGACTTAATCCAAGCAGGATTAGTCGAGAAAGTTGAGGGATAGAAGATATGGGATATAGATTAGAAATAAGTAAAATGAAACACGTATATTGTGCAGGAAAATTTTATGGGTATGAATCCGTAGATGCATACAATAGTAAAAGTGTTAAGTGGTTGTTAGATAAAAAATTTATTGAAGATGAAGATTATGATGGTGAAGTCTATTGGGGATATAGTTTTAATCCACAAATAGTTTTAAATGCAAAACAGTTTGAAGAATACATAAAATTATATAATGAAGATTTGAATGAATTTGGGTGTCAAGCTGGAAACATAAAAGATGCGTTAATAAATGATGAAAAAATGAAAAGTTTGATTGCTGATAGATGTGATAAAGTACTTGAGTGGTATTAGTATCAGAAGGAGGAAGTATGAGAGAGATAAAACTAGTTGACATCGCCAAATTACAACACTGGTACATAGAAGTTTTTGAAGAGGAAGATAGTGATTATCCTGAGTATAGAAGAATAGCACAATTTAATAAACATATTGATAGAGTGTTAAACGAAATAACAAAAGATGCACAAGAGCAAAAGAAAATATTGGACATTATAGTTCATCAATCTTGGAATATGACGGACAGAACATTTAAGCCGATATGTGACGATTTAAGAGTCTTAGGATATACAATAATTTTAGAGAAAGAGGTGAAATAAATGAGACCAAAAGAAAGAATAAAACCATTTATGGAAGAACTCGCAAAATTATGGGAAGAAAAAGCACCAGATATGCGATTTGGACAACTTATAGATAATATATTTAGTTCATTGCCAGACATACCATTTTATACAGAAGATGAAGAACTATTAGAGCAAATTAAAGATTTTTTTGATAGATTAGAGAAAGAAGGTAACAAATGAGTAAAGAATTAGAAATAATGAAAAGAGTACAAGAACATTTAGAATATTTACATCAAAAAGGCTATGAAGTAGTTTTTATAGCTTTACAAGGAAGTCAAAATTATGGATTAGACATTTATACAGACGAATACATGTCAGATGTTGATACAAAGGCTGTAGTTTTACCAAGTTTTGAAGATTTCGTAAAAAATAGAAAACCTGTAAGTACAACAATAGTTTTAGAAAACAACGAACATATAGATGTTAAAGATATAAGAGAAATGTTTAATACATATAAAAAACAAAATATAAATTATATAGAAACACTGTTTACGAAATATAAAATCATAAATGCAGAATATGCAAACCTAATCGAACCGCTATTTGAAAATAGAGAAGAAATAGCACATTTAAATTTTAATCAAGCATTAAGATGTATTGCTGGAATGAGTATGGAAAAGATGAAAGCTATGGAACATCCTTATCCAAATTTATTAGATAAAATAGAAAAATACGGATATGATCCAAAACAATTACATCATATTGCAAGAATGTGTGATTTTATACAGAAATATGTGTCTGGGAAAAGTTATGAAGAGTGTCTAGTACCAGATGAAAATACAAGAAACTATCTAATAGAAATTAAAACTGGGAAATTCGAGCTAGAAATTGCTAGAAAACTAGCACAAAAATATGACAATCTTACAAAAGAAATAAAAGACGCACATTCAACGGAAAATGACGAAATTAACGAAAATGCAATAGAGTTATTAGAAAAAGTTAAGTATGATGTTTTAAAACATAGATTTAAAAAAGAAATAAATAAGGAGGATTAGAATTATGGATGAATTTGGTACAAGGATTGGAGAATTGGGAGTGTTTTATATAATAAAAGCATCTAAGATAATCGGAAGTGATGTGGGATATGTGGTTGATTTTAATACTTGTGAATTAAAAATAAACCCAAACTGGAAATATGCTTATATTATGGAATTCCCTTTTGATGCTGAAGCTACGTACAAATTTTTAAGAGCAAAATTCGAAAATTATAAATTTGAGATATTACAAATAAAAATTGAAACTAAAAAATATATAGGAGGATAAGCCTATGGAACATACAAAAGAATTACAAGAAAAGATAAACAAAGCATTAAATTATCTTGCAACAGTAGATTTTGATTCAAACGATCATCGAATATTGAATAGCAATAGAGATAAAGTACATAAAGCATATGATACATTATTCAAAGCAAGAGATATTTTGTTGTATAGTATAAAATCTAAGGGAGGTACAAATGAATAAAAATTTCTTAAGCCAAGTTGAAGATTTAAATAAAGAAGTTGAAGATATAAAAAAGAGATTAAAAGATTTAGCAGAAAGACCTGATAAAGTTGTTAGAGATAGTGTAAGTGGAAGTTCTACAACATGGCCATACATAAAACATAGTTGTGTTGTTGAAGGGGTAGATACATCGAAGTATAGAAATATAAAAAAATATAAAAGAATTTTAAAACAAAAACAAGAGAAACTTCAGAAGAAAATAAATCAATTAGAGTATGAATTAAATTATATTGAAGATAGTGAATTAAGAAAAATCATAAGACATAAATATGTTGATTGTATGAATTGGGTGCAGATAATGTTTGAGATGAAATACAACTCTGAGAGCAAAGCGAGAATGAAATTAGAAAGATTTTTAGGTCAAAAAGAAAAAAGTTTGAAAAAAATTTAAAAAAATTCGATTTGTGCGTTTTGTGCAGGTAAAAGGTGTTAATATGTTATTAAGAAATGTTGTAGTCGTTCATTTGATATAGTAAATGGACATGCCCCAGACTACCGGGAATACCTCCTGAGATTTCTCCTTTTGTTTTGTTATACACGAAAAGAAAGCTTTTACAAAGTAGAGGCTTTCTTTTTGATTTATAAATAGTATGCAGTAATATTTATCGACTTGGAGGCAAGTTGAAAGGAGTTAATAACACTTTACCGAGTGAGCTAAGAAAGTTGCAGAGTGTACACCTGCGTAAAAGTACGGGCTAGACGTCTAAACTTATGCTACTTCGAAATATTATTGCATAGTGTCTATAAGACATTATTATTAGGGCTATTATCTAAATAGATAGGCTAAATACTACCGATAAGGTAGTATGAAATAATATATATATAAGCATAGCATTTTTTTATAAAACCTTCTTTCGGTGCTATGTGAATCGCCGATATATATTATTTCATAGTGCTTTATTAAGTGTAAAAGGAGGGAAAATATGTTAAGAACAATAAAAGAATGGGAATTATTTTCTGGAATAAAACTAATGAATTTAGATGGCTTTAGAAGAGAAAAAAATAAAGTTAGAAATAGAAAATATACAGAAAAACAGTTTAGAAGATATGCTAAAGAATGTATGTTTAAGACTGTTTGCAACAAAGGATTAGATTTTATGAGGAGATGATCATATGTCATTTCAAGATTTATGTAAGAAATATAAAGATGAAATATGTCCATATTGTAAGAATAAAGATAAAAACGATTGTAAAATATGCGAAACAAATGATGGAGTAAAATGTTCTAATTATATAAAGGATAAAAACAAAATAAAGCAAATAAAACCTTTTAGTTATTATGTAGATGCTCAAATCAAAAGGAAGTGACTGAATTGAAGTTTTATGATGAAGGATTAGACAAAGAAGAATTAAAAAAAGAATATTTCTTAAAATTGAATAATAATACAAGATTTAAAACTTTGGAAGAATTACAATTCAGAATCAATGAATATTTTGACATGATGCATGAAGAACATAGACCGTACACAATGTCAGGATTAGCACTTTGGCTTGGGGTTACAACAAAGACTTTGCGTTCTTGGGAAAAAGATTATGGAGATACAATATATACAGATATAATCAAATTTGCAAAACAAAGAGTTGAGAATTATGCTGAAGAGTCTTTGTATGATAATAGAAAAGCAAGTGGAGCAAAGTTTGTTTTAGAGAATTATTTTGATTTAGCAGAAAAACATAACGTCGAAACAAGTGTAAATGTAAAATTGGAGGATGTTTTGGATGATTAAAGTAACTGCTGATTTTTTAATTGATAGAAGAAAACGAATCTGGGAAAAATATCAAGACATAAAAAGAGATGAAAGATTTGTTCAAGCTGTCTGTTTCGAAATAATTAATAATAAAAATCTTAGACAAGAAGTTCTAGATTATCCAGAAAAATTGATTGAATTAACTTTTAATGTTGTTGATAAAAACAAAAAGTTAATTCCTTTTTTTCTTAATAATGTTCAACACAGTTTTATTGATACATTAAATAAAGCTATTGAAGATTATGAAAAAGGATTAATAACCAATATATCTATATTGATTCTAAAAGGAAGACAACAAGGATTTACAACATTAATTACTGCAATTCAATTAGCAAGAACTATCACAAGACATAACTTCGAAGGTTTAACTCTTGCAGATAAAAGCACGAACTCAGAAGCTATATTTCAAAATAAAGCAAAGTTTGTTTATAGCAGATTACCTGAGTGTATTAAACCTACTGAAAAATTTAATTCAAAGAAACAATTATTATTTGAAAAATTAAATAGTAGCTGGGCAGTTGAAACAGCAACTGGAGATGTTGGTCGTTCTAGAACGATCAACTTTTTTCATGGTTCAGAATGTGCTTTCTGGAGAGATGGTATTGCTAGTATTCAAGCATCATTAGGAGAAGCTTTTACAAAAGATTCAATTAAAATATATGAAACTACTGCAAATGGTTTTAATGATTATAGAACAATGTGGCGTTCTGGAGAACATATCAATTGCTTTTATGAGTGGTGGTTAACTCCTGAATATAGATTGAATTTTGAAACAAAGAATAGAAGAACAAAGTTCTTAAATGATATTTACAGAGTAAACGATTGGATTCATCAAAGACTTAAATGGTTATTAGAAGAAAAAGGATTAGATGAAAATCAATTATATTGGTATTACAAAAAGTACAATGGTTACATTGATAAAGAATTAATAAAACAGGAATATCCATGTACTCCGGAGGAAGCTTTTATTTCTTCTGGAAAATGCTATTTTAATAAAGACGTTATAATTGAGCAAATAGATAAGTTAGAAAAGATTAAAAACTTTGGAGTTTTAAAACAAGGATATTTTACATATGACATTATATATGATGGACATGCGGATAAAAAAACAGTTTCAAATATAAAATGGGTAGATGATCCAACAGGTCCAATTAAAATATTTAAAGATGTTGAAAAAGGTGTTCCATATGTTTTGGGTGGAGATACAGCAGGAGAAGGTTCTGATGCAAATACTGCAACAGTAATTGATAATTCTAACGATAAAATCGTGGCTACACTACACCAAAAACAAGATGAAACAACATATACACTTCAAGTATATTGTTTGGGTAGATATTTTAATGATGCATTAGTAGGATTGGAAACAAACTATTCTACATATCCAACAAAAATGTTATCAGAGGAATATAAATACCCTAATTTATATATTCGAGAAAAAGCTGATGATTATACAGGTAAGTTGTATAAGTCTTTTGGTTTTGAAACAAATAAGAAAACAAGACCATTGATTTTAGCAAATTTACAAAGAATTATTAATGAAGAAATTGAGAAAATTACAGATATAGATATATTGCGAGAAGCTTTAGTATTTATTAAGAATGAAAAAGGTAGAGCTGAAGCACAAGAGGGTTGCCATGACGATAGAATTATGGGAACTGCTATAACGTATGAAATCTCTGGTCAACAATCAACAGTAAGAAAAGAAGATGAAATAAAAAAGGAAATGGATAAGTTTTTAAGTTTTGACAGAGATTTTTATAGTGATTTTGATGATGATGAAATAACACCAATTTAGGAGGGATTAGAATGGATTTTGGAGATGCAATAAAATTATTAAAACAAGGAAAGAAATTACAACGTAAAGGATGGAATGGAAAAAATCAATATATAGAATTAGCAATGTGCATTAGTTATAAAAATGCAATGGATAAAGTTATAAATGCTGAACATGATGCAATTGGTAATTGTGCGATAGCATTTGTTGGAACATCGGGAGTTCAACTTGGTTGGTTAGCAAGTCAAGCTGATATGCTAGCAAATGATTGGCAGGAGGTAACTGAATAATGGAAGTATTAATAATTCTAGTAACAGGACTTATATGTATGTTCTGTTTTTTTATTGGTTTTAAATGTGGTAAAAGTGAAAAAATCATTTCAGATAAAGCAAAGCAAAACATACTTCATCCAATTGAAACTTTGGAAAACAATAAGATAGAAAAACAAGAGAAGGAAAAAAAGAGAATTGAAACAATTCAAGACGAAATTGTTTTAGGGAATATTGATACATATAACGGTTATGGTAGTAATCAAAAGGATATTCCGTACTATCAAGAGGAAGGAGATGACTTGTAATGTTTGACAATGATTTAAAAGAACTTGTTGAAACAGATATATGGACTTTATATCAACATGGCGTTGATTATAATAATTTAAGAAACATGTATGATAATACAGACAGAAATAATGAGTTTTATAATGGGGATCAATGGAAACATGCAAAACTTGGAAATAATCCGCCTTTACAACTTAACTATATAAAAACAATAGTTAAGACTAAAGTATCCACAATTAATCAAAACTTGTGGAAAATTGTTTATGATAATATGAATTTTGACAACGAGGAGATTATTAGAGAAGGTAAAAAAGTTTCAAAATTATTAAATAAAAAAGCTGAAATTACTTGGGAACGCAATAAAATGGATGGAAAAATTCGTAAAATTGTTAGAAAAGCAGGTATTAATTCTGAAAGTGTTCTATATAATTTTTGGTTTGATAAAACTAAAGATATTAGAACAGAAATATTAAGCAAGAACGATATAATTTTTGGAGATGAAAATACTCCAGAGATAGAGGAACAACCATATATTATAGTAAAGAAAAGAATGACTATTTTAAAAGCAAAAGAATATGCTAAAAGTATGGGGTGCCCAGATGATAGAATTGAGTTTATTATTGGCGATGCAGATAATTTGGAAGAAGCTGGAGAAAAGACAAAAGACGAGAAAGACAACAAAGTAACAGTTCTAACGGAATTTTGGAA